CGATGACCGGTCGCAGTGGCGCAAGATGAATCCTTCGTATCCGAAGCGCACCCCGCAGCAGTCGTTGATGCGCCTCAAGCGGAAGCTGACTCTTGCCGACTGGCGTCGTGAGGGCATGGGTATTTGGGATGACGACGCTGAGGGTTCGCGGGCGATCTCCGAAACCGAATGGGATGCCACTGGCGTTTCTGTGGCGCCGGCTGATGGTATCCGTTCGTTTGCGGTGGCGTTCTCGTTCGATGGGACGCGCCTGGCGCTTTCAGGCGGTTTGAAGCATGACAGCGGCATTCATGTGGAGCTGATCGATGCCGCTGATGGCGATATCGAGTCAGGCTTGTCGGCGCTTGCTGACTGGCTGGCGGAGCGGTGGCGCAACGTCGCTGTGATCGTGCTGTCTGGCGCGGCGGGTGCCCCGGTGCTCGCCCAACTGCTCAAGGACCGGAAGGTTCCTGACGCGGTTGTGAAGATTGTTACGACGGCGGAGTACACGCAGGCGTGTTCGGTGGCTCTGGATGCGGTGCGTGAGTCTGCGGCGATCGCGAAACGGAACGCCGAGCTTGAGCAACCTGAGTCGTTGCCGTTCACGCATCTTGCGCATGAGGGACAGTCGCAGCTTGATGAGTCGGTGGCTGGTGTGCGACAAGAAGCAACGCGTGCACTGTCTGGTGCTTGGGGTTGGTCGGCAACGACGCCTGATGGTGATGAGACGCCCACTGAGGCGATGAGTTTGGCCTATTGGGCAGCTAAGACAACGAGACGTAAGCCGCGTGGCGATCGTGAACGAAAGGCGGTGGTATTCCGGTGAAAGCATCGCTTGTTTCCTCAACACGTATCGCGGCTGGCCTGTGGGATAGCAATGAACTGAGCCAACAGGAGAAGCAGGAAGCGACGTTGCTTGCCATGCGCATGGGCAAGTTTGCCCCCATGAACCGCGAACGCACGCTCTGGTATGACGCGAAGCACACAGTGCAGCACTTGGGTATCGCTGTGCCTCGGCAGCTTGAGGAAGTCGCCCCAGTTCTGGGGTGGCCTGCGAGGTCGGTCGATGACTTGGCTGAGCGCACGATCCTTGATGGATTCGTTTCGCCCGGGGACACGTGGGCGACATCAGGTTTGGACACGGTGTGGTCGGATAACCGCCTGCCGTTGCTGGCGTCGATGATTCACACGTCGGCGTACAAGTACGCGGTGTCGTTCGCCGCGGCGATTCGTGGCGGCGACGGTGAGCCTGACGTGTTGACGCCCGCCTATTCGGCGACGACATCCACGGGCCGGTGGGACCCGATCCGTGGGCGCCTAAAGTCATTCCTGACTCTGACAGACAAAGACTCATTCGGACACGTGAGTGGCTTCGCGCTATTCGTCCCCGGCGTGATGATCAAATGCCTTCTGGTGGACGGTCGGTGGACCGTTGATCGTCGCACGAACAGCCTTGATCGCGTGCCGGTGGTGCCGTTCGTGCATAACCCGTCGGTGGAGTGGGAGTTCGGCACGTCGCGGATTACTCGCCCAGTGATCTCGATCACCCAACGCGCGGTGCGGTCGCTGTTGCGCATGGAGGTGTCCGCGGAGTTTTACAGTTCACCGCAACGCGCCGTGCTCGGCGCCGATGAGGCAGATTTCGTGGACTCGGAAACCGGTGCGATGCGCACGGGGTGGGAAGTCATGCTCGGGCGGATGCTCGCGCTTGGGCGTGACGACAATGGTGATCTCCCGACCGTGCAACAGTTCCAGCAGGCGACGATGCAACCGCACGTCGACATGATCCGTTCGGATGCGGCGCTGTTCTCCGGTGAGACTGGTATCCCCGTGGACACGCTGGGTGTGATCCATGACAACCCCTCGTCGGCGTCTGGTGTTGATGCGCGGTACAAGAAGCTCAACGCGGGCGCAGAGAAGGCCATCAAGGGCTTCGAGGGCAGCTGGGCTGACCTGATGCGGCTGGCAGTCATGGTGCGTGACGACGACCCGAAGGCGGCGGATGATCTGTCGCAGATGTCAGCCAACTTCCGTCGCCCGCACGAGCCCACCGTGGGCGAGGCGTCCGACGCGATGGTGAAGCAAGTTGCGGCGATTCCGTGGCTGGCCGAGTCGACTGTCGCATTGCGACGGCTCGGTTACACGAAGGCTGAGATTGACGAGCTGCTGGCAGATAAGCGCCGCGTAGACGCATCATCACGCGTCGCACAGCTTGTTGAATCCGCGAAGGCTGCACGTTTGGCCACTGCGCCGCCCGCGCTGACCGGGGGATAGACCATGGCGTCAAACGCGCAGATGGCGGAGATCCGAAGCGCAACCGGTGAGCTAGTTCGCCTCGCGGGTCGCGATCTGGACGACTTCTGGAACGCCTTGTTTCGCTCACTATCGCCCACCGACTTCCGTGATGAGCTGCTCCGGTTCTACCCCGACCTGATCNCCACNTACGGNGACACTGCNGGCGTGCTCGGNGCTGACTGGTATGACCTGATGACGCGGGCGAAGCGGCAGGGCGTGTCGGCGGCACAGTTCCGGGCGACGATCGCGATGCCNGCACCGGACGAGCAGTCGATTGGTTCCGCGAAGTGGGCACTCGGGCCGCTCTTTGATGAGCAAGCCGATTCGACCATGACGCTCGCACGGTTGCACGGGTCGATGCAACGACTCGTGATGCAACCGTTTCGGGATTCGATCTGGTTCGCCGCTGCGAGTGACCCTGTGCGTACCGGCGTGCTTCGCAGGCCGACCGGGGCGGAGACATGCAAGTTCTGCGTGATGCTCGCCTCGCGCGGCCCCGTGTACTCGTATCGGGCATCTGGTGCTTCGTCTGCGGGCGCGGTGGTTGGCCGCGGTTCAACGCGCAGCGGTTTCGATGAGGCAGGCGTTCGCCTCTCTGGCGGCATCGGCCAGGGCATCCAGGCTCGCGGTCGTCAGGNGCTCGGGAACGATTTCCACGATGACTGCAACTGCGAGGTGGTCGTCATCCAGTCCGCTGGTGACATCCCTGAGGACTACGACCAACAGAAGTACCTCGAGTTGTACCAACAGAAATCGGGTGTCGGTCGGGATATCCCCGTCGACTAGTTTTCCTCGTTCGCGATGTTCGAGGTTCGCACGGCGCGACTGCCGTATTCACATGGAGGATGCATGTCTACGCAAGAAACCGCACCGGTCACGCCGGTCGTTGAACCCGAAGCGCAGCCCGCAGGTGCGACACCTGAGACTGAGCCGCTGGGTGCGCCTGGTCTCGCTGCACTCAAGTCCGAGCGTGAAGCAGTCAAGGCCGCTGAGAAGCGCGCCGCTGACGCTGAGGCTCGTATCAAGGAGTTCGAGGACCGGGATAAGTCGGAGGCGGAGAAGTCAGCGGAAGCACTCGCTCAAGCGAAAGCCGAGCTTGCCGAACTGACCATCGCGAAGACACGCGCCGAAGTAGCCGCAGCCAAGAACGTTCCTGCATCACTGCTCACGGGCAGCACGCAAGAAGAGCTCGAGGCTTCGGCAGACGCGCTTGTCGCATTTCGGGGTGAGCCGGCGAAACCATCCGCCGCCCCGTTCATCGAGAACACGAACAAGACAACGTTGCAACCCGACTTTGACACTGCCATCGAAGCAGCGAAGGCGGCACGCAATTTTGCTCTCGTCGCAACCCTTAGGCAGCAAAAAGCTGCACAGACGAAAGGCTAGCTAATGGCTGGAATCACAGGTCTCGGGACGACCTTCAACCTCCCCAACTTCCACGGTGAACTCATCGAGATCACCCCGACCGACACGCCGCTCCTCTCCGGTGCGGGTGGCTTGAGCTCGGGTGGCGGGCAGACGACCTCGCCCGCGTTCGAGTGGCAGACAGAGGACCTTCGCGATCCGGAGATCCGCCCTCGCCTTGAGGGCGCCGACGCGCCGACTGCCGAGTCGCGTGTGCGTGCGAACGTCGAGAACGTTGTGCAGATCTTCCACGAGCAGGTCGCAACCTCGTACACGAAGCAGGCCGCGACAGGTCAGTACAAGACTCCCGGAGTGGCACCGTTCTACGGTGCGGATGGCACGGCGAACCCTGTCGCTGACGAGCACGGTCACCAGGTCGCGAACGCGCTCAAGACCATTGCCCGAGACGTGAACTACACGTTCTGGCATGGTTCCCTCGCGAAGCCTGCCGACAACACGGCCCCGCGCAAGACTGCGGGCCTGCTGTCTGTCGTGACTGCTAACCGAATTGCGGTTGGCGAGGTGTCGGGCACGACTGCAACCGACACCGTCACTGCGACGCACGCGTTCGCGAATGGCGACAAGATCGTCATCACGGATGCTGGCGCGGCGACTGGCGTGCGCACCGACCGCATCTACTACGTGGTCAGCATCTCGACCACGGTGTCGTTCAAGGTCGCGGCCACTCTCGGCGGCTCGGCCATCGCGCTCGGCACATCAGCCACGTTCAAGGCCATCAAGGCGGGCACGCTGCTCACTGTCGATGGGCTCGGCATCCTGATGCAGAGCGTGTTCGACAACGGCGGCATCAGCGAGCAGGACACCGCTACGTTGTTCTGCTCCTCGCGTCAGAAGCGCGCGCTGACTGCTGCGTACGCGGCCGAGTACGGCAAGGCTGACCCCTACGCTGGCACCCGCAACGTGGGTGGCCTGAACTTGCAGACGATCGAGACCGATTTCGGCACGCTGAATGTTGCGATCGATCGCGCACTGGCGCCGGACACGCTCGCTGTGGTGTCGCTGGAGCAGATCCAGCCGGTGTTCCTCGAGGTTCCCGGCAAGGGCGTCCTGTTCGAGGAAGAGCTCGCGAAGACCGGCTCGTCTGACAAGACGCAGATCTATGGCGAGATCGGCCTCAAGTACGGCAACGCGCTCGCCCACGGCGTGCTGCGAGGCCTCGCGGTTTGACCCGCGGGAGGGGCGGCATCTTCGGGTGTCGTCCCTCTCGTCTTGACCAATACATGTGAGGGGGCATCATGACGTGGACTGATCCTGGTGATGTGATCGACGCGTGGATTGGTGAGGGCGCGCCTAGTGACCACTCGTCGTTGGAAACGTGGATTGGCAAAGCGGAGCGTGAGATTCGTTTTCGTGTCCCGAATATTCAGGCACGGATCGACGCGGAAGCTCAACTGATCCCGGCTGTGACTGAGCTGCTTGAGACGGCGAAGGATGTCACCGTTTCGATGGTGACCCGCGTGTTTCGTAACCCGGAAGGCATTCGGCAACGGAACACGACGACGGGGCCGTTCACCGAGTCAGCGACCTACGGCGGGGACATTCCTGGTGGGCTCGGGTTGACGGCGGATGAGCTTGCGAAGCTTGAGGGTGTCCGTCAAGGCGGCGCTTTCACGGTCAGCATGATTCCTCCGACCTCACCGTTCTACGTGGGCAACTGATGGGCAGGCGGATCACACGGACGGTGCAGCGGCTCCCGTTCATGCCTGGTGCTGAGGATGCGCACGGCAACGAGGTTGAGGCTTGGGGCGAACCGGTCGATGTGGGTGTGTACGAGTTCAATCCTGGTTCGTCGTCGGAGCCGCGCGTTTCTGGTCATGACCGGGTGATCGTGGAGCCGGCACTGTTTGGGCCGTACGATCTGCCGTTCGAACCGTTCGACAAGTGCGTGGTCGACGGGAAGACATACCAAGTCGAGGGTGAAGTTGCCCGCTGGCGCAACGGTCAGTCCGGTGGGCTCACCCCTGGTGCTGTTGTGAATCTGCGAAGGGTGGACGGATGACGAACGACGTGAAGGTGAAGCTCAAGATTCGGGGCATCAACGTGTTGATGACTTCGGCGCCGGTTGTGTCTGCTGTTGCGCAGCGTGCGGGGCGTATCGCGAAGGCCGCGGGGTCGAACTTCGAGATGGTTGTGAAGCCCACTAAACGTGTGGCGCGCGCGTTCGTGCGGTCGAAAAACGCCGATGGCGCGAAGGCCGAAGCACGCGACAAGGTACTGACGAAGGCACTCAATGCCGGCCGTTGAGTTCCCGGACGTTGAGGCAATGTGCCTGACGTTCGCGAAGACCAAAACGACCGCGATGGTGGGCACGAAGGTCAAGAATCCTCGCCCTGTCCGGTACGCGCGAATCTGGCGCACGGGCGGCGGTTCGCTCAACCGTGTGCTCGAACAGGTTCAGATCACGATCACATGTGGTGCTGCCGCGGGCTCTGTCGAAGCGTTGGCGATCGCGCGCGATCTCCGATCCGCGTTCTTGAATGAGTACACGCAGATGCCGCTCGTGCGTGGTGTCGAAGAAACGTCGGGGCCTTATTACGACCCCGACCCGGACACCAACGAAGACCGATACTCGTTCACCATCCAACTGATGGTGCGCGGCAAACGCTAACACCAAGAACTCGAAGACCTCACTCATGTGGGGTCTTTTTTTATGCCGGTCATGCCCGGCTCACACGAAGGAGAAACCATGACCGTAAAAGCTGAGAACGCCCGGATCTTTGGAAGCGATTCTGATGCGATCTATCTTGCACCGATCGGCACTGCGCTTCCCACCACTCTCGATGGGGTGATTGATCCCGCATTTGAGGACGTCGGGTGGTTGCACAGTGACGGCATCACCGAAGCGTTCACCGGCACGAAGAGCGAGATTCGCGGGCATCATGGGGCACGTGTTGTGCGCACTCGGATGGAAACCCCCGGCACCAATATTTCATTCGTCGCGCTGGAATCGAAAGAGCAGACGAAGTCGCTCCGGTATGACGAAAAGTCCGTATCCGTCGTATCCGGTGTCCGTCAGACAACTCGTGGGGCAGGGCAGAAGGTCAGTCCGCGCGCGTGCGTGATCGACGTGTTCGACGCTGACGACATCACGGTGAAGGAACGCTGGGTGTTCGACCGCATCGAGGTCAGCCCGAACGGTGACCGCGTGTTCGTGAACAACGACATTGCAGGGTTCCCGTTCCTCGCTGAGGTCATCGGTGACTACACCACGTTCGAGAGCGCTGGTGTCGCGAAGCTCGCATGGGCGGTGACAGTCGAGGGTGCGCCCACGGGTGGCACGTATGCGCTCATCGTCAATGGCACCCCCACTGCCCCGATCGCATACAACGCGGCCGCGAGTGCTGTGGCAACCGCGGTCAACGCGATCTCTGGTGTCACAGGCATCTCGGGTGTCACCGCGACAGGCACTGGCACGATCACGGTCACATTCCCGTCCCTGGTGGGTCTTGCCGCGTCGTCGGCGCTCACTGGTGGCACTGACCCGGCTGTTTCCGTCGTCTGACCTATACCGGTGGGCGGGGGAGCTGACTCCAACCCCGCCCATCTTTCATTCCAGGAGTCTTGATTGGAGTCGATATGAGCACTACGAAGCCTGGCCGCGCACCCGAAGACCACAAGAAGGCGACCCTGCCGACCAAGAANGTCGATGGCGGTTACGAGGTGACCGGCGAAAAGATCACAGTTTTCATNGAAGAAGACGCATTGGACGACTTCGAACTACTCGAGGATCTGGCCGAGNTGCAGAACGGTAAGGGCTCGCGTTTGCCGTCGGTTGCACGCCGANTGTTTGGTGATCAACACAAGAACGTGATGGACGCNATGCGTGGNGAGAACGGGCGTGTGTCTGTTCAGCCGGTGACGCAGTTCATCAATGACGTGTTTGCGGCGATCAACCCAAACTCCTGACCCTCATCGTCGCCTACGCGCACCACAAGGGTGCGTTGCGGGCGTCGTTGAGGGCTACCTACCAGATTGATTTACGGGCGCCTGGTGTGTCTGTTGCTGACCTTGCTGACCTTGTTGTTTGGCTTCCGGCTGGGTGCGCGTTCTGGGTTTCGTTCGGTGGACCATTGACGTACTCGACGGAAACTATGGCACTGAATGCGGTGGAGCATCGTCTGCGCGTTTTGGCGTGGCAGGGCACCAGTGACGGGCATAAGAACCGGAACCCGCCCTTGCCGGTCGAGACACCGAAGTATGCGAATGAGCGCGACCTTGAGGCGGCGAAGACCTCAGCGAAAGCGGAAGCGTGGGAGCGGCGTCAACGCCGTCAGAGGTCGGCTAAAGCTGACTGAATCGCGGTGCGTAGAGTTGCGAAGTCATCCCCGACGTTGTTGGTGAAGATGACCGCGTTCTCGTCTTTGGCTGCGGCGTTCTTCCCTGATCCGCGGATTGCGTTTTTGGAGATTTCGCCGGGGACGCTGAATTGGATATAGCCGAGCAGCATCGGTGTTGCTTGCTTGAACTGCACTGCCGTGATCTGCCTGAGCATGATCGCCTTTTCGCTGCGTCCGTGCATGAGCCGCGCGGCGAACCCTTCGCGTGTGATCGTCACAGTCTTGCCGTCGAATGTGACCTGCCCGTTTCGCCCTCGTGCGGAAATCGTTTCTGTCATGCCTGCAACTTAGCAGTGGAATCGGAGGCTTAGGCCGGTAGAATGGTAACGACCCCGAGAATTTACAATTAGCACACCTCCACTGCAATCACGTCAAGAGCGACCGCATGCCTGAGTGACGGCTGGCGCTACCGAACAAAACCCCCCGGTTCCTGGGGGGGTTTTGCATGAAGGGGGCACATTTTGGCCACAGAAATAGCCGACGCTTACATTGCCCTCTATACGCGCATGCCTGGCGTCAAGGACGACATTACGAAGGCGCTTGGTGGCGCAGGTAAGGATGTCGAGAAGGCTGGCGAGGGCATGGGCTCCCGGCTCATGGATGGCATGAACACCATCGGCAAGGTCGGCGCAGTTGCGCTCGGCGGCGCGCTCGCTGCGGGTGTCGGGACTGCCCTGGTGAAGGGTTTCCAGCGGCTGGACACGATCGATCAGGCGACGGCGAAGCTCACTGGCCTTGGTCACTCGGCTGCGTCTGTCGATCAGATCATGAACGATGCTCTCGCTTCGGTGAAGGGCACCGCGTTTGGGATGGGTGAGGCGGCAACGACCGCTGCTGGTGCGGTCGCGGCAGGTATCAAGCCGGGTGCGGATCTTGAGCGCACTTTGAAGCTTGTTGCTGATGCGTCCACGATCGCTGGAACCGATATGGGTTCGATGGGTGCGATCTTCAACAAGGTTGCGTCGTCCAACAAAGTGCAGATGGACACGATCAACCAGCTGCATGATGCTGGCGTGCCGGCGCTTTCGTTGCTCGCTGATCAGATGGGCGTCACGGCTGAGGAAGCGTCGAAGATGGCGTCCAAGGGCGAGATCGATTTCGCAACTTTCCAGGCTGCGATTGAGTCGGGTATGGGTGGTGCGGCTCTCGCGTCGGGTGAAACGTTCTCTGGCGCGATGGATAACGTCATGGCATCGCTCGGGCGCATGGGCGAAGGACTACTCAAGGGCATCTTCCCTGACATGAAGGATGGCCTGGGTGGGTTGCTTGAGGCGATGGCCCCACTTGAGCAGGTCGCGAAGGATGTTGGCGAGGGCATCAAGGCCGCGTTTGATTGGATCTCGCAGAACTGGGACTGGATTCAACCGTTCGCAATCGGCATCGGCATCGCTGTTGGGG